GTTTGCTGCAACAGTTGCAGCATTATTTGTGGCAAGGCCGATGGCATACATGACGTCTTCAAACGATGCGCCGTCTTTGATCATCTGACGGTATTCGGGGGCAAGTTTTGCTAAGGCTGTCAGATTGCCACCGTAAGCCTTCTCTAATGCTTTAGTGACGGTCTCCAATGGCAAACCTTTTTGCGCTGCAATGTCAAATGCTTGATTTGCCAGTTTCTGCGCTTCTGTAACTGATCCTGTAGCACGGACAAGGCCAGCCAATGCCGGGCGTAACTCATCATCGGTAATACCAAGAACTCGACCCTGTGCGCTAATCCACTCTTCAACGCTGGCGATCTGTTTGTCGTTAGCACCTGTGGTCGTTGTGAGTTGTCGTGCTAGTTCTGCTTGCGCTGCAGCGTCTTGAACTGCGTCTTTTGTGGCGCTAAATAATGCTGCACCGATACCAGCCAATGCTGCTGCTGCAGGGACGGCTGCCTTCTTGATGGCGAACTGCGCCTTTTTTCCTGCGCCCTCCAAATTTCGGAATTCCGAAATGGCCTTGGAAATTCCACCTCCGTCGAAGGTGCTTATGATTGGTATAGCAAGAGCCATTAGTTCAGTTCCTTCTGGACACGCTGAATGGCATCCATTGAGAGGCGCTGTAAGCCTCTTTCAATCTCGCCACGCTTCCTAAATACAGAAGGCCCAAGAACTCTTGTCTGATTGGGTCTGAGTGGCCCTAGAGAGTCTCCTAGGGTGTTGGGGTTGCTACGCCCTGCAGCCTCAAACACTGCAGCGCCAACGTAGGTCTGTGTGATGTAAAGCAGGCTCACGGCTTCCCTTGCAGCATCGACTTTCAATTTGACACCAGACTGTGCCTTGGCCACTGAGAATGGGAAGATTTTGCGTCCTGATTTGTCTGTCCAGTTGCGAGCCATACCCGACAAAGGAATCTTGGCGTAGCCCTTTTGAACTTCCTGAATAGCAGGTGCTGCAATTTCGTTGGCGTTCTTGGTGAACTCTTTGCGAAGACCCGGCTCAACCTTGTTCAACGAACGGATGGTTTCTTTCAGACCTGCTATCTCTATTGAGGCTGATGCTGTCATTTCCGTTGTGCTTTCTGCTGGTTGTTCAAAATCTCAATGACGGTGGTTAGGTCGTCCATCTCAAATTCTATTTGTGGGGGGTAAAACCCTGTCGCAACAAGTACCTCTGCTAAGGCTCTTCGGTAACTGTTGCTTCGGTGGCTTTTGGGTCTTCTTGACCAACTACTTCTACGGCATTGACTTTCTTGATGTATTCGTCAAATGAAACTGGCACTGGAATGTTTTGCTGTTTGCAGCATTCGTAGGCCATGAACGCAAGGTCTTCAATGCCGATGCCGTTAGCGAGCGTTGAGGCTTTTTGTTTGAACTTGCGTTCCCAAGCGACAATAACGAACAGGTTTGTTTCTAGTTCGTATGGTTCGCCTTCGTTGGGCGTGATGCGTAGTTGGATTTTCATGTTTCCCTCTGTCCTTAGTTACGGTGCTGTAATGTCTCGTACCCAAGTGCCACCAGTGAAGGAGGCCGTGACGGTTGCGAGTTCACCAACTGTTGAATTGATTGGTGTGAAGTTTTCCAGCATTGCGTTGGTGATGACGTATTCAGGGTTAGACGCTGACTCAGTGACTCCTGATGGGCTAATGGTCAACACTGTTGAACCTTGGCCAACCATGGCTGCAAGTGCTGCTTCAACTTCGCCAGCACCGTATGAAAGGAAGAAGTCAATGGAGACTTCAACGCTCTGGAGGCCACCAACGAAACGATGGCCAGTGTCACCGAACGCTGTTGATTCAAGCGAATCCTGACCGATGGTGATTGTGCAAGCGTTTGCTTGGTCACTCAAGTCGTATGAGGTTGCGCCCTGCGTGATGTTGATTGTTGCATTGCTGAGGAATGTTGTTGTTGCCATTTCTGACCTTTCTAGTTTCGTCTAACTGCGATAGCCACAGTGAGATCGTATGTTGGGATGTCTTGCCCACCGTAAGAAGCGTTGCCCGGTCGGGCGTCAACTACGGCAATGGAAGAATTCATAATTGTGTCAACCGTGGTCATCAGGTAATCACCTGAGTCTTGGTTGCCGGGGGGAGCTGCAAGAATGCGAACTGGAATGCGAAAGTCGCCCACGTTGTATGTCCATGACGTCATCACTGGTAATTCAATAAAGACAGACATGGGGCGTGCGTTGCGTGGGTCTGTAACTGGTTTGAGTCCGAGTGCTGTCAACGCTGTTTTGATTGCGTTCACTGCGTCGACTAGAATTCCAGATGCAGCCATTACGCCACCTGTGGACGGCCACAACCGATGAGAGACATGATGCGTCCCATGGTTGAGGGGATAGGTATTGAAGACATTGCGTCAAAACTGGCGAAGGAATCCGCAGATCCTCTTTCTCTGTAGAGGGTCGAGGCGTATAAAATCGCACCTAGTTTGACATCTGCACCGGGCACTGTTGTCATGGAGTCGACATAGCCAGCCTCACGACGCTTTCTGAAGCACCAGTTGTTGGTGGCATTGACGCAGACCGTTATGAAGGCCGTGTCGTTAGCAGTAGCCACGTCAATACCAAGCCAACTTGTCACATCGGAAGCCTGTATCCACGAGACAGACGGTGTGAATGTGACAGTACCTGTCGCAACAGAACGCTCTAAATCATCGCCAGCGTCACGGAACAGAAACTGATAAAGACGAATGACCAGATTGTCAAACTCAAAATCACCTTCATACGATTCACCAATGTATTCGTTATCTTGCGTTGAAAGAACGGTGTGTGTGCCGTTGATGTCATGGCCAGCGCCAGCGATGGTGACAACATCGCCGACCTGAATACCAGTTTCTACAAAGGTCTGAAGAACCACAACACCGTCTAGGCGTGTGTGAAACGCTAGATCATAAGTGGCCATGGTTCTTCAGTTCCTCTAGTAGTCCGTCTGATTTAGACGAAAGCAGCCTTGATGAACTTGGTGTCGTCAATCATCTTCGAGGCGAAGTAGCCACGGAATGCGATTGTGCGAGACAAGGTCGATGGGTTGTCGATGCTGATCGCACCCTTCATCTGCTCCCAGTTTTCGAAGCCTGTTGGGTCTCCGATGATGAGTGTTCCTGATGGAAGGTTACGGTCAACCACAACTTGGAGACCAAATGCGTTGCCAGCAGAATCGCCGGGTGCAAGTTGACCAAGTGCGTTCATTGGCCCAATGTTCGGGAACAATGGACGACCACTGTCGTCTGACAAGTTACCGAGGGAAGCCCAACGGTTAGGAGCCATGAACAAGTGTGATGGCAAGTTGCCATTTGAACCTGTGAGGATGTCTGATGCTGCTTGGTACACCCATGCAACCCATACTTCAGGCTTTGCAATGTCTGCAGCAGTGAAGTTGTTGGTGTTGGTGGTGCCTGCTTCAAGAGCGTCTGCAGCAACGTTGTCAACGGTGTTTGCATAGATGCGACCCATGTCGTCGAGCATTGCGCCGAGAACTTCGGGTGAAGACCAGTCCATTGAGGCTTCGGAGATTTCAACGTATCCACCGTAGATTCCCTTGGTGATTTGAACATCGTCAACCACAAAGGTTCCTGCTTGGATTGTTGTGTTTTCTGTTGCTGAAGCCATTGAGGTGTGCGTTGTTACAACTGGACGGATGAACACTTTGCCTGACTGTGGCAACTGGCGTACACCGATTGCGTCAATAACTGGACGAAGGCCACGGAAGTTGTTGTAGATCGGCTGAACGATTGGCAGTGGCAGAACACCTGGGATGTCTGAGGTCACTACGTCTGGTGCAGCTGCACGAAGGCGAGCGTTGAACTCGGCAGCGACAGCGCCACCTTGCATCTGTGCGCTGATCCATTCGCCAGCAGATGGCATCTTGAATTCACGCTTCGCTGTTGCGAATAGGGGTGTTTGAATAACGTCGGGCTGGGAGGCTTCGACTGGGGTTTCTTGTGACATGGTTTCCTCCTCGGAAGTGTCGTTGTTGGGGGTTTCGGTTGCTTCTTCTTCAGGTTCCGAAGCAGCGATTTCTGTGATGATGGCATCCTTGAATGCCGGGGAACTGACAAGCGAAATCTCGGCGAGGGTCGCCTGACTTACAATCATCGTTCCGTCTTTTGACATAGTGAACTTTTCAGGAATAGCGCCAACGCTTACGGAGTCGTAAGCGCCTGCTTTGACAAGTTCAATTGCATCGTCTGATGCTCTGGTCTTGGCAAACTTTGCAGTGAACAAAAGTCCTTCTTCTGAATCTGCAAGTTCAGTCACGACGCCACGCAACTGCGTTGAATCGTGATTTTCCAAAAGTTTCGGGTTCTTTGCTTCAAGGTCAAAAGCGCCACGAAGGAAGGAAACCTTGGTGTTGTCTGAAACAATTGCAGAAACTGGCGACCATGGAATGGCCAGACCAGTTATTGTGCGTGGCGAATCTTCGCCTGCAGCAGCATCCAGCGTCACTGGTATGGCTTGTAATCTAATCATGCTGATTCTGTCTCCGATGGTGTTGAAACGGCTGGTTCTATTGGGGTTTCTGCCATGTCGTTATGTTGAAGTAGATCGTCAAGGTCGAATTCAACAAAGCGTCCACGGCTCAACACGTCATCCATAGATAGGCGCTGTGTGATTGCTGTGGCATACATTTGTGCACCAAATAACCAGAGGTCTTGTCTCGCCTGCTGTGCATTCTGGTATGTCATTGAGGCACCGGGGGTTGGCGCTGAAACGAGATAGGCAGGGACGCTACAGAGGCGTGACAGATCGAGTGCTTGATACTGGCGTTGTTCGCTGTTGACACTCATTGGGTCTTTGTCAAACTCGACAAACTCCACAAAGTTATTGAGTGCGCCAATGACGTTTCCGTCACGGCGAGCCTGCGCCCACGATGCAGCAAGATCACCAAGTTCTTCACCAGACATGGTCTCGCCTGCAGAGGTTTGCTGCAAATAGCCCGGCACAGTTTCAATAGTGGCGTAACGGTCTGCAGCCTGATCTAAGTGATAGCCAATGTTGAATGCACGTTGGCCTGTGAAGATGAGTCCAGTTGTTGGTGACAAGAAAGTGATGACTTGCGAAGCGTCTAGAGGGACACCGTTGAACTGAATGTCATTGGTCATGCCAAAATACTGTGGGCCTTGCTCATCAGGTGTTTGAATGTTTGCAGCTGGGAGCCAACGGAAAGACATTGGGCGTCCGTCGCCAGCGTTACGGCTGGT